CACATCTTCAAAATCTATTGCACCGTCTATCTCATATTCAGGCATTACTTTATTCACGTATTCGCAAAACTCCTTAAATCTAATAGGATGTAATGTAATTCTATTAACAGGCGTTATTGTTTTTTCATAATGATTAATACACGCTGTCACCATGTCAACTATCATAACGCCTGTTGGTCTATATCCTGTTTTAGTCCTCATCTAATACGCTTAAATGGTTTTCAATTCTTTTTGATGAATACATACTATATTTATTTCTCAATGTTTTATTAAGCAATAATTCTTTTTTTTTTCGCACCGCTAATGTTATTATAAAAATCGTATGAATTATATTTTTTCATCTTTAACGCCCTGCTTATAGTCACACCCTCTTTTACTTTTGCTAAAACAAAATTAAATACATCTTGAAAGTTTTCTTTATTTTCCATTGTTAATCATTTTCAGGTATTTCAAGCCCAAAATTATTTTCCGCTAAATCTTTAAACTCTTTGTCAACACTAAAATACGGATGTTTCTCCGAAAATACAACACCTTTTTTACCACTATTCATTTTAAATGCTGACTGCATTTCTTCATTAGGTGCTTTTGTTAGTTGTTTAACATCGCTTTCACTTGTTATTGTTGCCGTTTCGTCTTCTTGAGTAACCAAACAACGGCAATTAAAATGATTTAAAGGCATGAATGTATTCCAAAAAGGGTCATTAATAGGTAAGCATACACCGTCTAATGGAGCGCAAATGTCACTTGTATTAGCGTCAATAACAGCCGAATACTTTAAATTAGGTAATACATCTTTATTTTTTTCAAACTGATTCCATGCAACCGCATTTTGAGCCTGTCCATAAGCAGTATCATATTCTGTACGTAACCAATTTTTATTATATTGTTCATCTAATGACAACATATCTTGTTTAAACTCTTTAAATGGCTTTATTTCACCTTTATCATTTACTAACGCACCTTTAAAATCCAATACTTCATTGAATGTTTTTGCAGCCGAAAACATATACACGTTTTCACGCAATTCTATTAGTAATTCTAAATCTTTAGCATCAAATTTAACTAAAGTATCAACATTCTTTTTTAAGTCGCTAAAATCAATTCCAAACCCTTTATAAACGCCTTCTTTTAACCTATCTGCAATTGCAAAATATAGATTTTCAGGTAAATTATACTCGGTTATTACACCTGTAAAAATACCCTCTATTAAAGCGTCCATTTCTTTATCGTTTAGCATAAAAAACTTTCAATTTTGCTTTTGTTTTATCGCTTAATTTATTCATAGGCACGTTTGGCATAGCTTGCATATTTACATATACAGGTATTCCTGTTTCTTCAGTAAAATACTGCTCATCAATTCCTAATCCTGCATTTTTTAAATTAACAGCAACAGCACTTAACTTCGTTGCATACTCAACCGCTTTATTTTTTACTTGTTCAGTTTCTGCGTTATTGGAAAACTTGAAAGTAACTTCAGGTATAGCAAAGCCTAAATTTCTCAACTTAGGAATTATCTGTGAGTTGACAATATTCTCAATATACTTGCCGTCATTTGTCTGTTTATCCTGTAATGCCTTGTAAATAGGATTATCTTCACCTTGAGATGCACCTAATTTACCTGATGTGCTATCTAGTGCGTCTGCATGCCCTAATATAATTTTACTTATGTACTGTTGGCATCTTTTTTCTAAGTTATCGTAACCCTGAAACCCTGTACCACCTAAAGACGATTCTAAGAACTCAATAGTATCTGTATTATCAACTATTGCCCATCCGCTTGAACCCATGTCTTTCAACGCCTGTGCAAGTTCTGCTCTTTCGTTTTCCTCTGTTTTAGTTGTCTTACCTATTCTGTATGGTTGCGCAAACAACTCTACAAAATCGCCATTATAACCTAAGACGTTACGTAAAAATATCTCATAAACAGCTACCTTATAAAGCAACCCTATTCCGCAATTACTTACACCTGTTTCACTTGGTGTCGTTACCCAAATATGCCAGCCTTTATATTCATCACTTAGAAAATCTTGTCCATTGATTGAGTATTCTAAAGACGTTACATTGTGTCGGTCAGGTGATATATTCCATCGTCTTACAAATGTCACCTCTTTAAATTCTCCATTTTCTATGTCACCTAAAGACACCAACGTATAACCGTAATATATAGCATCTAAACAATAGCCTAAAGTATCATGAAACCATTTTTTATCAAAGAATTTTTCCATGTCTTCATTACGGCTACCGTCTGAATTGTAAAAGCAAAAATCTCTCAGTAACGTTAAATCTTTACGCCTGTCTATACAAGCTGAAACGTGACCGTTTAAAGCCGTATCAATGTATAGTCGTTGTAATTTAACACGGTGCGGATACCATGCGTTTTCAGCCTCTTTAACAGCCTCACGCCACGACATAACATCTTGACGCATCCTTTGAAATTGCACATTAGATATGTAAGTAGATAGATTTTTTGGATTCTGCTTTTTTATAGAACCAAACAAACCTTGACTACCTATGTAATTTATTGCCTTAGAAAATACGTTTGCCATTAGTAATTATTTATTGATTTTGTGTTACCACCGTAACGAATACGACTGCCCGACTTAGGTTGAATTAACGGCAATCGTAGAGTTATCTCTCCACGTGCTGCCATTGTTAAATCAGTTGTTGCCTTAGTGTATGCGTTAATAATTCTATCAGGTATATTTCGTGGTGCTATTGATTGATGTGCGTAAAATAGAACTATACTAATCATCGTTGACAGCATAAATTGATTTCTATTGTCGCCTTTTTTCCAATATGTTGTATTTGTTATTGATGTATTTGATGGAACTGTGTACTCGCTTACATTCGGAGTCCACGCATTTGCACCATTTATAGGGTCGTCAGGAAATACATTTTGTAAAGGCAAATTGCTATAATTTCCGTATTGCAATTGCGTATTTTGTCCTAAAATAATCGTTTCTTGTTTACACGTGTAAATTCTATTTTTCCAAAATACTTGGTCGCCAACTTTGTAATAATTGTAAACGTTAAATAAAGGTTTTGGGTATATAGCATAGAATGTATCGTATCTGTCGCCTAATAATGTCCATTTTGATGCGTCAAAAGTACCTGTCGTTGCGCCTGTACAAATATATACTTGGTTGTTGTATAGTGTGAGTGAATTGATTGTATAACTATTTGTTGTTACATAAGTGTCTGCATCTAAATATACTCTATTTGATGCATAGTAAGTTAAACCTCGCATCCACTCAGACGTATCGGTAAACTCGCTATCAACTTCATATTTTTGCACTAAATGTGCAATAGCTTCTTCTTGAGCTATCCGTTCACATTTATTTAAAATCTCGTCACTATTCTGTATTACTTGATTTAAGTTAGTGACTTGAATTTTAGATATGTAGTCATTTTTAATTAAATACATTATGCTTCTTTCGTGTAAATATAACAATTTTTAGATTAACTAAAATTTTTGTGTGCTACTTTAGTAAGTGTTTTTTGACGTGTTTTTGCCAAGTGAAATTCTATGAGACTTTCCGCCTTGTAAATATCTTTGATATTCATTTGCAAATGCTACTGTTATGATATATCTTTTTGCATCCGATGGGTGACCAAATTCTTCATAGCTAACTTTTGTTATAGGGTGAGTTTTCTTTGTTTTCTTTAAAGTACCGTCACTATCCTCTAATGCATACTGGTAATCATGAATTGATTTTTTGCATTTAGGGTCTATTATTATAACTATACCACCTTCATTTCGTGCGTAAATTTCATTTATAAAACTACCTGACTGAACTATTGAAGGATTGACTGATTGTAATCTTAATGAAGGTTTATAATCAGATAATAAATTTACTATATCGGTAAAAAAATTCTCTCCTTTTTCTTTTTTTGTGGTCTAAGTTTACAGGGCAAACAAATGTCTTCTTCTCCCTGCTTAATAAATGCCGCTCCCTTCGCGGCCACGTTAACCTCTGTGGCATGAGGAATGGCTTTTTGAGCTTCCTCGAATGTGTCGAA